CAAAAAGAAAAGCAAAAAACCATAGCCGATATAGATATTGAAGAAGAGCTGGGTGTAAAAGAAGACGATGAGTCCTGAATTACTAGAAGCTGCCCAAAAAGCACTACCTAGCTTGCCACCTGCGGTGCAGCAGAAGGTGGGACAACTTATTGCCGAAGCTAGAAAAATCAAAGCCCATGAAACTGCCCAGCAGGACTTTATGGCGTACGTCAACTATGTATGGCCTAGCTTTATTCACGGCGAACACCATGTCAAAATGGCAAGAGCGTTTGAAAGGGTAGCAAATGGAGAGATTAAAAGACTTATTATCAACATGCCACCTCGTCACACTAAGTCTGAGTTTGCTTCTTATCTGCTTCCATCTTGGTTTTTGGGGAAATACCCGGCAAAAAAGGTTATTCAAACTTCGCATACTGCAGAACTTGCGGTCGGCTTTGGTCGTAAAGTGCGTAACTTAGTCGATTCTGACGTATATAAAGATATTTTTCCTGATGTTGCGCTGCAATCGGACTCAAAAGCGGCGGGTCGCTGGGCTACTAATAGAGGCGGTGACTACTTTGCGATCGGTGTGGGCGGTGCAGTGACTGGTAAAGGTGCGGATTTGCTCATAATTGACGACCCACACTCAGAACAAGAAGCTGCGCTCTCCGAAGTTAACCCCGAAATCTACGATAAAACCTACGAATGGTACACATCTGGACCACGTCAGCGTCTACAACCAGGCGGAGCAATCGTAATTGTGATGACGCGGTGGAGTAAAAAGGATTTGACCGGTCAAGTGTTAAAATCGGCAGCTCAAAGAAGCGGCGAAGACTGGGAAGTGATTGAATTTCCTGCATTATTACCTTCTGGGCGACCACTTTGGCCTGAATTTTGGTCAAGATTAGAACTTGAAGCGCTAAAAGCCGAACTTCCTAACGGCAAATGGATGGCGCAGTACCAACAACAGCCAACTTCAGATGTATCAGCGATTATTAAACGGGAGTGGTGGAATGTTTGGGAGGATGACGACCCTCCTTATTGCGAATTTATTATCCAATCTTGGGATACGGCGTTTTTAAAGACAGAACGGTCAGACTTTTCAGCATGTACTACATGGGGAGTTTTTTATGCCCCGGACGATACAGGCAGAGAGCAAGCGAATATAATCTTGTTAAATGCGTTTAAGAAACGGATGGAGTTTCCGGAGTTAAAGCAACGAGCGTACGAAGAATATAAAGAATGGCAGCCAGATGCGATGATTGTTGAAGCGAAAGCTTCGGGTGCTCCGCTGATATTTGAACTACGGGCGATGGGTATTCCTGTCCAAGAGTTTACGCCTACTAGGGGTAATGATAAAATTGCAAGATTAAACGCAGTCGCAGATATTTTTGCAAGCGGTCACGTGTGGGTACCAAATACGCATTGGGCTGAGGAGTTGGTAGAAGAAGTAGCGTCTTTTCCTTCGGGAGAACATGATGACTTGGTGGACTCAATGAGCCAAGCGATGCTTCGCTACCGTAGGGGTGGGTTTATTAGGCTGGCTTCTGATGAAGAAGACGAGGTCAGAGAATTTAAGAGTAGTAGAAGCAAGGGATACTACAATGTTTAAGTGCGTGAGGCGGTGGGTTTTTTGGTATAAGCGGAGTAGGGCTTGGAAACATTTTATTAATACTGAGCTTCTTATAGCAAGAATGAGAAACCCTGCAAACCCTCCCACAGAAAAAGAACTTGAAGCATTTATGAAAAAATATGATTTGGGTTGGGATTCACACATGATTGATAGCGTACCAAAACGACGTACGTATTTTGAAGCAGAACTAGGATAAACACATGGCAATTGATAAAGCGCTTTATGCAGCCCCACAGGGCATTGACCAACTAGAAGAAGGTCCAGAAATCGAAATTGAAATCGTTGACGACGATGAGATGACCGAGTCCCCAGAAGAAAAAGCATTGGAAGCATTTGATGCAAACTTAGCGGAGGACATGAACGAGGGCGAGTTAGCCCATATTGTTGGTGATTTACTTGGCGATTTTGATTCCGATATTGCCTCGAGAAAAGACTGGATACAAACATATGTTGATGGTCTGCAGCTCCTTGGTTTAAAGATTGAGGAAAGAACAGAGCCTTGGGAAGGCGCTTGCGGTGTGTATCACCCGATCATGAGCGAAGCATTGGTTAAATTCCAAGCAGAAACAATGATGTCTACATTCCCAGCAGCCGGTCCAGTTAAGACACAAATCATTGGTAAAGAAACACCAGATAAAAAAGCAGCGTCCGAACGTGTAGCTGCGGATATGAACTACCAGTTAACAGATGTAATGAAAGAGTATCGCCCTGAGCATGAGCGCATGTTGTGGGGCTTGGGTCTGGCTGGTAATGCGTTTAAAAAGATTTATATTGATCCAGCTCTAAACCGTCAAGTATCTATGTTTGTGCCTGCGGAAGACATTGTTGTTCCATATGGTGCTTCAAGCTTAGAGACTGCGGATCGTGTAACCCACGTGATGCGTAAAACCGAGAACGACCTGCGTCGCTTACAAGTAGCTGGGTTCTATCGTGATGTAGAGTTAGGTACGCCTGATAATATTTTAGATGAAGTTGAGAAGAAGATTGCTGAGAAGCTTGGCTTTAGAGCAACGACAGACGACCGCTATAAGATTCTAGAGATGCATGTCAACCTTGACTTGCCAGGATATGAGCACAAAGACGAGAACGGTGAACCTACAGGCATAGCACTGCCATATGTAGTAACAATCGAAAAAGGTAGTAACACCGTACTATCTATCCGCAGAAACTGGGAGCCAGATGATGAAACGTATCAAAAGAGACAGCACTTCGTCCACTACGGGTATGTACCTGGTTTTGGCTTCTATTGTTTTGGTCTCATCCATCTTATTGGCGCTTTTGCTAAAAGCGGTACTTCCATTCTTCGCCAGTTGGTTGATGCAGGGTCACTTGCAAATCTGCCAGGTGGCTTTAAGACCCGTGGCTTGCGAGTCAAAGGCGATGACACACCGATAGCTCCAGGTGAGTTCCGCGATGTCGATGTACCTAGTGGAGTTATGCGTGATAACATCATGCCGCTTCCATACAAAGAGCCAAGCCAAACATTAGCAGCTCTGCTAGACAAGATCATTATGGAAGGCCGTGCGTTTGCATCTGCGTCTGATATGCAGATCTCTGACATGGGCGCTAACACCCCAGTTGGTACAACACTAGCGATTCTAGAGCGTACGTTAAAAGTGATGTCTGCTGTTCAGGCTCGCATCCACTACAGCATGAAACAAGAGTTCCGTCTCTTAAAGAAAATCATTGCTGACTACACACCAGAGGAGTATTCTTATGAGCCGGACGAAGGCTCTCCCCGTGCGAAAAAATCGGACTACGATAACGTTGACGTCATACCGGTGTCTGATCCCAATGCGTCGACAATGGCGCAAAAGATTGTTCAGTATCAAGCGGCTCTTCAACTGGCCCAGACGGCCCCGCAACTATATAACCTCCCGCTCTTGCACCGTCAGATGCTCGATGTTCTGGGGATTAAGGATGCGGCAAAACTTGTACCGATGCAAGAAGACCAGAAGCCAGTGGACCCAATTACCGAGAACCAAAATCTTCTAACTAGCACACCAGTTAAAGCGTTCTCTTACCAAGATCATCAGGCGCATATCGCTGTACATATGTCATTCCTACATGATCCAAAGATTCAAGAACTGATGCAGAACAACCCACAAGCGCAAGTGATTCAGGCTGCTGCAATGGCCCACGTCAACGAGCACTTAGGATTTGCTTACCGTATTCAGATCGAACAACAATTGGGTATGACTTTACCTCCTCAAACCGACGAGTCTGGCGAAGATACCCATATGCCTCCAGAAGTAGAGGCACGCCTCGCTCCGTTGCTCGCCCAAGCTGCTACGCAATTACTCATGCAAAATCAACAGCAAGCGGCGCAGCAACAAGCACAACAACAAGCCCAAGATCCGATTGTTCAAATGCAACAGCAAGAACTACAGATCAAGGCTGCCGAGCAGCAACGCAAAGCACAGAAAGATGCAACTGACGCACAACTCAAGCAGCAGCAATTGCAAATCGAAGTGCAGCGCATACAAACCCAAGCCCAAACAGACATGGCTAAAACTGCTGTTCAAGCACAGCAAGTCAAAGAAAAGATGGGTGTGGATTTAGTTAAGCAGCAAAAAGACCTGTTTGCCCAAGGACTAGATAATGCTCACAAACATGCTGCCGCAAAACATCAGCGTGAACAACAAGCAGAACAGTCTAACAAGCAGATGGAACACCAAGCTAAGCAAATGGAGCATCAAACCGCCCAAGCTGAAGCTAAACCAAAGGAAAAACCGACAAAAGGTAAATGATGGACAAGAATCTAGAGTACCTCTTAAGTGAGTACAAAGACCGCATAGCTATGCTTCAAGAGGCGTTGCACCGTGGTAATTGTCAAAACTTTGAGGAGTATAGGTATATATGTGGTCAGCTTCGAGGTCTCGAGGCCGCATGTTTAACAATCGTAGATCTCAAAAAACGAATGGAGAACTCGGATGAGTGAAATCCTTATCGGCTCAAACCCCGATAGCAGTGAAATAGTTATTACCGATGCACTAGGCAACCCAATGCCTTCTATTAAACCAAAAGAAGAAGTACCTATTGAGGATAGAGGTAGACAACTTCCAAATCCATCAGGGTACAGAATCCTTTGCGCAATACCAGAAGTAGAAAAGGAATTTGAAAGCGGACTGATTAAACCAGATGAAATGGTGAAAAAGGACGAGCTATTAACTACGGTTTTATTTGTAGTTCAGCTAGGCCCAGATTGCTATCAAGATAAAAGCCGTTTCCCAAATGGACCTTGGTGCCAAGTAGGTGATTTTATTTTAGTACGTCCAAACGCTGGTACTCGTGTCGTGATTCATGGCAAAGAGTTCCGGATTATTAATGATGACTCGGTAGAAGCGGTGGTCCAAGACCCACGTGGAATTAGCCGTAAATTTATTTAAGGAGCCTACAAGATGGCTGAAATGCAAAAAGAAGAATACAAATTTCCTGATGAAGTAGAGGATAAAGGAGTATCTGAAGGCGAGTTCGAGATTGAAATCGAAGATGATACACCCCCAGAAGACCGTAACAAAGAGCCAATGCCCAAAGAAATTGTGGAAAAGCTCGATAAGGATGAACTAGATAAGTACGAAGGTGAGACTAAAGAAAAGTTCAAACAACTCAAAAAGGTCTGGAACGACGAACGTCGGGAAAAAGAAAAGGCTGCTCGGGAACGTGAAGAAGCACTGGCGTTAGCCCGTAAAGCTATTGAAGAAAACAGACAGCTAAAAGAAAGACTTAGTTCTGGCGAACAGGTAATTGTGGATTCTCACAAAGCCGCAGCCCAGTCTGAGCTAGATTTAGCTAAAAAAGAGTACCGTGAAGCATATGATTCTGGCGATGCAGACAAGTTAATTGAAGCACAAGAGAAGCTAACAGCTGCCAAAATCAAAGCAGATCGCTTAGAAAGATATGAAGCACCTAAACAAAAAGCTTTACAAGAAGAAGAATATGTAGTACAAAGGGAGCAACCTGCACAAATTGAGCCAGACAAAAAGGCTGCAAAATGGCAGAAAAAGAACAAATGGTTTGGTCGTGATGAAGAAATGACGAGCCTTGCCCTTGGTCTACATGAAAAACTCAAACGAAACGGTGTTCCCATCGGATCTGATGAGTATTACAGTAGCATTGACAAAACAATGCGAAAACGTTTCCCAGAAGCTTTTGAAAAAGAGCAGAAGGAAAAAGAAGTAGAAGCTGCGGAAGACGATCGACAAAAGACTTCTAAACCCAAAGCGAGCACGGTTGTAGCGCCCGCAACTCGTAGTACCTCGTCGAAAAAGGTTCGATTGACTACTACACAGGTCCAAATCGCAAAAAGATTAGGGCTTTCCCCTGAGCAATACGTCCGTGAACAATTGAAATTGGAGGCCCAAAATGGCTGAAGCAAAAAATAGACTTACCCGTGAAGTAGAGAACCGTGAATTTGTCGAGCGTCCTAAACAGTGGATGCCTGCCGAACTTCTCCCAGAGCCGGACAAACAGGCTGGTTACGCTTACCGTTGGATTCGTACTGCTACGCTAAATCAAGCAGACCCTCGCAATCTTTCTGGAAAACTCCGTGAAGGTTGGGAACCTGTAGCGTTAGAAGAACAACCTAAATTTAAACTGTTAGTCGACCCAACTAGTCGTTTTAAAGACAACATTGAGATCGGCGGGTTATTACTTTGCAAGACTCCTGAAGAATTTGTGCAGCAGCGTAACGAACATTATGCTAAACAAACACAAGCTCAAACGGAAGCTGTAGATAATAACTTAATGCGCCAAAGTGATCCTCGTATGCCTATTTTTAAAGAAGGTAAAGCGACGACTACATTTGGTTCTGGTAGTTAATTTTTTATTAATCTTAGGAGATTTAAATGGCTTATCCAACCGTTTCTGCTCCCTACGGCCTAGTCGCTGTTAACCGTGCTGATTTCATGCCATATGCTGGCGCAACTCAGCTTTTGCCAATTGCAAGTACTTATAATACTGCGATTTTCAACGGTGACATCGTTATGGTCAAAGGTGGCAATATCATCAAATCTAACGTAACTGTAGACTCTACAACTGACAATACCGCTAACTTGACTTATGGCGTATTCGTTGGTGTTCAGTACGTTAACACACAAGGTCAAACTGTAGAAGCTCAGTACTACCCAGGTAATGCTGCTGCAACCACAGCTTATGCTTATGTTGTTAGCGATCCTATGGCTGCGTTTAAAGTTGCTGTTACGTATTCTGGTAATACAACTGTTACTACTGCTAACGCTTCTGTAGTTGGCACAAACTTGAGCATTGTACAAAGCGCTGGCTCTACTACTACTGGTGATTCTGCTATTTCTGTAGCTGCTCCAGTAACTGGTACAGGTAACGCCGCTGCATGGCCTGTTAAGTGCATCGCTGTAGTTCCTGAAACTGCAACCGGTACAAACGCCTTCACTGAAGTTATCGTGAAGTTGAACAACCCACAGATGCTGTCTACTGCAGCTCAAAACTACGTCTAAGGAGCTAATTAAATGGCTATTTCTCGTGCACAGCTCCTAAAAGAGCTATTACCAGGCTTAAATGCTTTGTTCGGATTAGAGTATGCTCGCTACGGCGAAGAGCATAAAGAGATCTACGAAACAGAAACATCTGAGCGTTCTTTCGAAGAAGAAACAAAGTTGTCAGGTTTCAGCGCTGCCCCAGTTAAAAACGAAGGCTCCGCAATTGCGTACGATAATGCGCAAGAAGCATGGACAGCTCGCTACAACCATCAAACTATCGCTCTTGGCTTTAGCTTGACAGAAGAAGCGATCGAAGACAACTTGTATGATTCTTTATCTGCTCGTTACACTAAGGCACTCGCCCGTGCTATGGCTTACACCAAGCAAGTTAAAGCTGCTGCTGTATTGAACAACGGTTTCACCACTGGCTACAACGGTGGCGACAATACTACATTGTTCTCTACACAACATCCTTTGGTTTCTGGTGGTTATAACAGCAACACTCCATCTGTTGCCGCTGACTTGAATGAAACTTCTTTGGAAGCTGCTGTAATTCAAATCGCTGCTTGGACAGACGAGCGTGGTCTCTTGATCGCTGCTAAGCCTAAGAAGTTAGTTGTTCCTCCTGCTCTCCAGTTCGTTGCAACTCGCTTGCTTGAAACTGAATTGCGTGTTGGTACAAACGACAACGATATCAACGCATTGAAAAACAACGGTTCAATCCCAGAAGGTTACGCAATTAACCACTTCTTGACCGACACCAATGCTTGGTTCTTGACAACTGATGTACCTAACGGCATGAAGCATTTCGTTCGCACCCCATTGCAAAACAGCATGGATGGTGACTTCGACACAGGTAACGTACGTTACAAGTCTCGTGAGCGTTATTCTTTCGGCTGGTCTGATCCACTCGGTATGTACGGTTCTCCTGGAGCCTAATACCTCAAACCCCGTGTTTGGACCCCGCTCACAAGGCGGGGTTTTTCTTTTCTTCGTA